GTTGGTTTCCGGCGACTACAAGTCGGCGACCGATAACCTACCTCTTGAGGTTGCTGAGGTAGTCCTTTCTGTGGCTTTGCGCAACGCCACTCGTGTCCCCTCGGGGATCTCGGACTACGCGAAGCGACTCTTGAGGCCCCTCTTTATTCATCGAGGGGAGGAGATTGTCGTAAGTTCCGGACAGCAGATGGGTTCTCTTTTGAGTTTCCCTCTGCTTTGCGTCCAGAATTACCTTGCTTTTCGGTGGGCCGTCCTTACGTGTTACGGCCGCCAGAAGTTTTTGCCCGTCCTAATCAACGGGGATGATATCCTTTTTCAATCCACTCGTTCGTCGTTTCCTGACGAATGGATGAGGGTTGTCGGTGCGGTCGGCTTGGAGGTCGAACAGACTAAAACGTCTATCGCTAGCGACTTCGGTTCTTTGAACTCGACGTTGCTTCGATGGAGGGGGGATCACCTTCGGGTGAGTCCAACGCTGCGTTTTGGAATGTTGCGGCCACAGCCGTTTGCCAATTCCCTTGCTCGTTCATTCCAATCTTTCTGTGTTCCGGGTCTTCCTGCCCAAGTTCGGTTTAATGCCGCTCTTGAGTTTATGAAGGCCCACTCAGCTCTTATTATCCGGACGGATCTCTCCCCAATCGAATTGGGATTCGTGGGGCGCCTAGCTTGGAGGGCGTTCCGAAAGACCGGTCTGCTGAGAACGCAGAAAGAAAGGATGCGCTTGAACCCTGAGTATCCAGCTCGTCGTCTTCCCCCTCTACCTTGTGTACACAATGTAGTTTTGGGAAGTTCTGACGTGGAATTTGTCCCTTCTCTGTTACCAGAGGAGGAATTACTCAGCAGTAGAGAGCAGTGTTCGTGGAAGTGGCGGTTGAGGGGTCAGTTTAAGGCTGCAATTCGGAAGCAGGAACTGGGCTATTGGATGGCGCTCTCGCGGCCGTCCTACCGGTTTCCGTTTATTCCGATGAACTTTAAACTGAGGGAACGTGATACCCTTTGGTGGTATCGGGAGTTGAAAGAGCGCTACTTTGCTCCTCGTCCTGTTAAGCCGGTGACTCGTCTCTTTATGAGAGGGGTTGACCGACTCCCGACGTTCTCGGAAGCAGTAGCAGATGGTACGCCGCCGGTTATCGGCCTAACTGAGGCTCCAGACAAATTATTCGAGGAACAACTCGCCATGGAGAGGAAGTTAGGCTGGTAAACGACGGATTGTCATGGGCGCGGCACGTTGCAGTGTCGCGCAGGGCGACCTGAGGGTTCGTTCGGACCCCGGAAGCTCCTGAAGTGGGCAGTTTACTACGGTTGTGGGGTGTAGTACCGTGTTGATGCATTAGAATAGGAGATGGAATAGCTCTGGCGATAACAGAACGGATAGGTGGCGGCGCCCGTGTTTGGGTAAGTGTTGCCTTCGGGTAAGGGAGAATTCCCTACAGGCCAGCCGAACACACAGGCCCCCTTATACTTCGGTGTCAAGCCATCCGGTGTGTACTCGAGCTAGGGTACACGAAACTGTGAACAGGAGTTAGGAAATCGACATGAGAAACTATATAATGCTGTTGAAGCGCGGTATGGTCCGAGCTCATCTCGAAAGAGGAGCGTTTCGAACCCATGACCTAAGGTAGCGAAATGGAAGGAGTGGACGGACTATTAGAGCCCGAGG